GGACCAGGTGGAAACCCTGGAATAACAAAAGGCAAAAATAAGCCCGTTTTCTTTCCAATATTTCCATAGTTTCCAGGCCGTCCATACCGTCCAGAAAACCTGGGGAGAGTAGGACACCGCCGCACCTTTTACAATTAAGCCAATAAAACAAGGCTTATAACGGTTAAAAGCGGGTCAAAACAAAGCAAATGGCTCGCTTTTGGCTCCCTTTCAAAAAACAAGCAAATAAACGCCAATTAAACAAGGATTGGACCTAGGCATAACAACCCCACAAACAAAACAACTACCCCTTAAAACGGCTTAAAACGGCCTATAGATATGAAATAAAGCTAATAACCAAGCCTGTCATCGTCAAGTTGGCCATAAGTTGCAGAATTAAGACGAAAAAATGCGGAATTGACCGCATCGGACACATTGAACCGCACAACAAAGTCATCAGGACTTATTGCAAAAGAAATACCATCAACAACAGACTCCCTCGCAATTTGAGATCCCTCACCAGGCGGCGTAATTTCAATTTTTATACCGGCAGACAATTCAAGACCCAACACCGTTAATTGATTAGCAGCAGAGAGAGTGTCAATATTTAAAACCATTGACGAGAACCTAGGCAAAGCGTCCTTAAATTTAGCCAAAAGAAATAAAGCAGCACTAGCGACATCAGAATCGCTTGCATTCAAAAGATTAGAACGCTCCAGGTAACGCTTTAAATATTTAGACTGACTAGCCGTATCGCTGGCAGTTTGCAAAGAACCACCCTCCCGGGTCAAATTTATAACGTTAAAAATTAAGTCATCATCAACCGGCTGATTAACCTCAAGATAAGGAATGTCAGAACCATCATCAGAAAAAACAGCAGTTGAAGTAGTTGGAAAACTTGCGTGCCGGTTCTTAAAATTAAGAGTGCCATCAGCACCAACAAAAAATGCTCCATTTTCGCTTTTTTCTATTTCCTGAATTAAAGCCAAAGCATTTGTTGATTTATTGATCGATTGCATAGTTGAGTTTCCGGTGTCAATTGAAGTAGAACCGGAAAACGAAACCTGAGCATTAGATAAGATAGATGAAACCATTGAACCTGAATCAGTGGAACTAACAGACAAAGAATCAACTTCAATATTTGCTAACTTTACAAAAGCATCAGAGCAGGAAACCTGAACCTTAGAAGTTGTTTTATTTGGATACTGAGTCAGCCAATCAGTAACAAAACCCGTGTAAAGAGTGGTATAAGATGACTCACCAGCAACAAGACAATCAACAATAACTTGAATAAGCGGCTCAATGCCAGGATAGTAAGGACCGGATGCATTAGCTGGGTTAAACCTGCCATCGGCAGAGTTTTCTAAGTTTATTGTTGCAGTTCCGGAACTAAACGAGTTGAGATCCCTAGAACGACCACGACTAATTGAAACCGACTGAACATAAGAAGTAACATCAGTAAAAGTAACAGCACCACCTAAAACATTTGAAGTGCTTAATGTTCCACGAATTAAATCATCAAGAGTGAAAACATTAGGCACAAAACCAAAACGCACCCGCAAAGTTGGTGCAGCCATTAGGTGACATCCAAAGCCGATATATTAAGTGGAAGTGGACCATTTGAACGCTCGAACTTTCTAAGCTCCTCAACAATTTGACGGCCAACGCTGGCACCATCGGTCCCCATACCAGCATTGACGGTCAAATTAATATTAGTTTGGCCAAGGTTGCCGCCAGCTCTCGACAACGGGATAACAGCCTCCGGCCCACGCTCGCCAATTAAAGCGGTCGTAGGTTGAGTCACAATCCCACCCCTAGCCAATCTTGGTAAGTTTGGAATGTTTGGCGGGTCAATGTCAATGCCAAAGAAACTGAAACCCAGCCCATCATTCACTTTATTTATAAAGTCGTTAATTTTATCAATTACCTTATTAAATACAAACTTGACTCCTTCAAGCAAAACACCGGCAGAAGTTTTAAAAACCGTGCTTAATGTTTCCAAGAAGTTAGAACCGAACTCTTTTAATTTTGGTCCTAAAAACTCGGATAACTTAGACAAGCCTTGCAAAAATAAATCTTTTAAAACTTTAAACAAATTAAAATCACTACGGAAAAAATCAAGCAGTTTATTAAACGTAAACTGCAAACTTAAAACAGCAGAAGAAACATCCCCTTTAAATAAATTAGAAATAAAACCAACAACGCCTGCAATTATATCTCTAACAAATTCAAAATTAGTTTTTACAACTTTTAACCCGGCTTGAAAAGCACCAACAAATCCATCAGATTTAAAAAATGCAATAAAATTTGAAAACAAATTTTTTAAAAATGCGACGGATTGGTCAACGAAATTACGGAAAACCTCAACATTATCATAAGCAAAACGAAAACCAGCAGCCAAAGCAGCAACAGCTCCAAGAATTAAAACAAAAGGACTAAACAAAGCAGCAAAAGCACTAGCAAGAGATACAACCGATGCAAGCAAGATACCACCGATGACAACAGCAAGACCAGTAAACGCAACCTTCGGGTTTTCTTTGAAAAACTCAACAATACGATTAAAAACAGGAGTTAATCGATCCTCAAGCGTTTCAAAAGCAACCCGAATATTATTTACAAGACCAAGAAACTGCTCAGAGCCAATGAACTCACGGACAGCATCACTAAAAGCCTTAACCTTTGGCTGCAATTCGTCAAAAACAGCCTTTGCTTTATCAATGAACTCCAAAAGAATTGGTGCTAATTTTTGGCCAATTTCAATCACAAAGACATCGATACCTGCTCTAATTTTATCCAGGACAAGACCGATACCGGATGCAGCAGTTTCAAATGCGGCGTCAGTTGCACCAACAGCCTCACCAGCCGCCTCAATTTCCTGAGCAAATTTCTCGGCACCTTTACCAGTTAAGACTTGAGCAGCACCAGCTGCTTCAACAGAACCGAAATAGGAACTCAAGGATACACCACTAGCCTCAGCATCGGCTGCAATTAAGTTCAAGGCATCAGCAACATTACCACCCTCAGCAATAAAATCAGCAAAACTCTTACCAGTTAGCTCTGCAAATTTTTTGGATACGACAGTTGTTGGTTTTGACAACTCGGAAAAAACAGCTCGCAACTGAGTCGCAGCAACAGACGTTGGAGTTCCAGCAGCCGTCAAAGTAGCAAGAGCAGCCGTGACATCACCAAACTCAACACCAAGACCCGCAGCAACCGGTGCGACTTGAAATAAAGACTTAGACAATTCATCAACGGTGGTCTTTCCACCTTTTACAGCAGTAAAAATCAAATCGCTTGCTTGTTCAAAACTAATAGCTTCCGGACCAAAAGCATTGACGACAGAAGTCAAACCATCTACAGCCGTCTCTAAGCTAGTAGCACCACCAACAGCCAACTTATTAGCAGTTTGAATAAATGCGAAAACATTATCAGGCGGCACACCAGCAGATAAAGAATTATAAAGTGACGGGATCACCTCAGCAGGCAAAACACCAATAGCTTTTGAAGTTGCTAAAACATCGGCCTCCATTGTATCCATTGCTTCCTTTGAGATACCAGGCATAAGAGTAAAGACCTCAAGCATTCCATCCTCAAAAGCACGAAACTCACCAATAGCTTTGGCGGCACCAGCACCAGCAGCAATACCAAGACCAGCAAAAACTTTATTTATTTGACCGCCTACACGGTTCATGTCTTGACCAAGAGCGTCGAATTTTTTACCGACCGCTCCAACCTTGCCTAAAAATTTTTTAGTGTCCGCAAGGAACTCAAACCTTAAGGTTTTGGTTTCATTCGCCATTATTTACCTTTTATCGCCTTTTTTACAATTGCAAACATTTCATCGGCATACTCAGCAGAGAGTCCAGGCACAATCCTGGCTATTGTTTTTTCAGCAACATAACCGCCATACTTGGTGCCTTCAGGAAAACCACCCTGACGAGTCCAAAAGTCACCGACCCACTCCTTGTAAACCCTTCGCTTCATTTTTGATGCAGGATAGTAGGAACCTTTGATACCACCTTGACCTTGCGGACGAGCAACAGCACCACGCTGAGTTTTTGAAATTGCACTAGATGGCCTGTCAACAGCACGACCAACAACAAGGTTTGGTATAAATTGATACTTTCGCCCAAATTCAAGGTTTCTAACAAATTTGTTAGTTTTACGAACATCCAGGAACGCAGAACGATCGGTCCCATTTCCAACATAACCACGAGAACCTAGCGTCCTCTTAGGAACCGAACCTCCGTCCGTTTTTTGACGCAAAGCCTCGGCCCGAGCTTTAGACTCAACCTCTTTGGCCAAATCCTTATGAAAACCCCTAAGTTCTTTTCTAACTTCAGCAGCACGCTCCATGCCACGCAGGCCAAAAATTACATCATTTAGACCTTCAACAGCAATCCCTGAACCGGCCGTCTTTTTTTGAATGCTAGCCATTACCTGCTCGCTTGCCTTTCCTGTTCGCTTCGTCTAGCTAAAGACTCCTGCAAACCAATAAAATACTCTAACGGTAAGTTGGCCACCTCGAGTGGGGATAGACCCGCAGCTAAAGCGACATCGCAAATTAAACTGACGAAGTGACCGTCAACTACCCCGGGGAATCATCCCCATCAAGGCCGTCGAGTTTAGCAACACCCTCCAACCATTTATCAAAGTTGTCAGTGGTTCCTAAACGCTTTGATGAATGCCAGCACAAATACATTAACTCCTCGAATGCTAAATTTTGAAGTTCAGCAGCCGGACGAGTTCCAAATTTACGCTCAACAGCAACAAAGTCAATAGGCCTTAAATCAAGCTCCTGCTTAGTTCCGTCTGTTAACACCAAAGTGAGCTGGTGTAACCCTGATGAATCAGCCACGCTAAGAAGTCGCTCTCGAAATAGTCCCAGTTGTAGGCCAGGTCACGGAAGTCGTGGCCAAATCACCTACAGCATTTCCTACAGGAACATGCTGAGTCACTAAACAACTTCCAGTATATTTTGGATTTGTTGCGGAAACAGCAGAACTAGTAGCTCTTATATCAAAAGCAACTGAAGTCCCAAGGATCGGAAATATAGTCGCATCAATCTCAGCAGCAGCGAAGTCGCTGTTGAATTCAAGAGAAATCGATCCGTCCTTAAGTCCACCCTTCCTTGACCTAAAAGTCGCACCCATGGCCGTGTCATCCTGCTCTTCAGCTGAGATATCCAAGGTCACGGAACGAACATGGTCGCTTAAATCAACAGAGTTGATAGTTACAGACGCATCTGTAAAAACAAAAGTAGCCATAAAATGTCCTTTTCTTTCTAATACTTACGATAAGACTACTAAAAGGAACCAACCGAACGGTCACGGTGGCCTAGTGCAAAAACATTATGAAAAACGGTCTATAGTGGCCATTTGTAGCCCATTTAAGCGATTTGTATAATGACCAGGCCCAACGGTTCCACTCTCGGCAACTAGGCCTTAAAACGCAACGTGTGGCCAAATAAGCCCATATTTGCTGATTTCAATGTAATTAGGCTGTAAAACAAAACCAGGCCCGGAGGCCTGGCTTTAATTTTGATATCCCCGGTAGGACTTAGTGGGTAGTTAGTCAAACATACCAGGAAAAACGATATCGCCATCAGAATAAGACACCTCATCGAGTTGGTCAAAGACCTCCTCAAGACCGTCCAAGCATTCCTCAAGCATTTCATATTTAAGAGTCCCCTCAAAGTTGGTGCCTTCCAGGTTTTCTTTCCATTGCTCAATCTCGAACTTGATGTCCTCGATTTCCTGCTTGGCCTCAAGAACCTGGTCCACCGCCTCATTTAGACGAGTGACACGACTCTTGGACTTTCTCATTTGCTTACGGTCCCAATGCCTCTTGACTTCATCATAGAAGTTATTGAGTTGACGATCCGTAATTACCAACTCACCAGTGGTCCAGTTGACCTCCGGATTGTTGGGTAGCTTAATAACCACAGGTGGTTGAACCCGCCTAGGTTTAGTCATAATATCCTCCTTGTTGCTAACTTGGGGATGTTACCATAACAAAACCAAACTAAGATGGATTTTTTAAATTTCGCTGCCAAAAAACATTATCACTGTAACCTTGAATTTTTTTATTTTTATAAGCATTATTAAGTCGCTTTTGTGACCACAAACAATACTCAAGTTGTAACTCAAATGCTATAAAATTACGGTTTAATTTTTTTGAAACAACTGCTGTAGTTCCACTGCCCAAAAATGGGTCACACACTAAATCGCCTTTGTTAGAACTAGCTAAAATTAATTTAGCTATTAGTTTTTCACTTTTTTGAGTTGGATGGTCGGTATTTTCAGGCATGGACCAAAACGGGATGGTTATGTCAGCCATTAAATTTGAAGGTGCCGTGTCTCTAAATTTAGCACCAGCAGACTGAGTCCAATCTTTTGGTTTTCCATTTTCCTTATAAGGTGCTTGAACAGCACGTCTTAGTTTTACAGCGTCAGGATTAAAAGTGTATTTATTACCAACGGTGCAAAACCAAATGTCCTCGCTGCAATTTTTCCAATTAGTTTTGGAACCCCGGCCTTTTTCACGTTCCCAAGTTATTCTGTTCCTAATCTTAAAATATTTTGACGCCGCAGAATAAATTGAAATTGAGCTAAACCAATCACCACAAATATAAACAGTTGCGTCTGTTTTAAGTTTTGGTAAGAAACTTAAAAAAATATTTTCTAAATACAAAGTGTAATTATTAACGGAAGTTTTAGAAAAATTAAACTTATCAAACTTTTTATCTAAATTATAAGGCGGGTCCAAGATAAGCAAAGAAATGCTGCGTTCAGGAATTTTTGACATTGCATCCTCAAACTTTACGTTTACTATTTTATTTTCAATGCTTTCAAAAGAACTTAAATTATGAGTTTGAACAATTTGCTTTATTAAATTAAATTTTTCATTTTCAGTAATTTCTAAAGTTTGGTTTCGTGGTGCTCGGGTTTTTTTTATTATCATTGCTAATAAAAATTATTATAACTTTTAATCGAACATTGGTCGGTCTTTTTCTTTTTTCATTAACCATTTGTAAATATCAGTAGTTAAGGCATCAAGCCACCACCAACAAGTCCAGTAGAAGTCTAATTTTTTATTAAGAAATTGATTGTATGTTATTTTTTTCATAATTACCTTTCCAACAAGCCGCAGACTCAGACCAATGGTCCCAACCTTGCGGAGTTTTATATTTAAGGAACGCAGCAAAGTGCGTTGAAGTGTGCGGATCCATAGCAGACCCGCTAGTTTTTAATTTTGAGGAAACCCAGGCCCAGGTTTTATCAATAAACTGCCAAAGCCCGGACGCAGATGAATTGGGATTTTTAGCAGACGGGATCCCTGAGCTTTCACAGCCAATAATTTTATACGCAGTTAAATGGTCCTCCGGCAAGAAATGGTCCTCAACAAGGTCAGACCACCTAGCACCAAGAACCCAAACATCTTGATATTCAAGACAATGCTGATACTCAGCCACATCTTGAGCAGTTGCAGGCATAGTCAAAGTGCAAGCAAACAATAAAGCTACCAAAAACCCCCTAGGTTTTACTTTCTAAAGCCGATGGTCAACAACCAAAGACCAAGTGATATAAGTATAGCAATACCAACTATATCCTTGGCGGTTCCGGTCAAGGTTAACCAGGCAATAAAAAATCCTAAGAGCGTAAAAGTTTGAGCAAGAGTCTCCTGCAAGATACTTTTAATCCACTTAAAAATTTTGATTTTTTTAAGCAGCCCTATCAATTTTTTTATCATCCTATCCTCCTAAACGGCACAACACTAGCAGAGATAATCTGACTAGCAATAATAACGGGAACGACGACCTCCTGTGCCTTTTCTTTTTGTTGATTAGTTAAATCATCGCCCAAACCAGCAAAGCTAATCTCTTCAAAGTCCACCTGAAAAATTACGGCAGGATTTTCAAGAAACTCCTCAACCTGAACCTCAACAACAACATCAGACAAGTTATAGTCCTCGACTTCTTTATTTTCAACAGCACGCTCAACAAAAGACTCAACAGCCTCAGCAACAGCCTCGTCAGTTTTGACAGCCTCAGCAATTACAGCAACATCATCAGACTCTTCAAGACCAAGGACCTCCGCAACCGTTTCAACCTGCTCCTCAGACAAAACCTCGACATCTTGGATCGCAGACTCAACAACCTCTTGAACAACAACAACCTGCTCCTCGCTAAGTTCCTCAACACCAACCTCAACAACATCCTCAATTATTTCAACTTTGGTCTCAGGCTCCAAAGCCTCAACAAACTCCTCGACAACTTCCTCAACATTTTCGGCTTCAATAATTTCATCGGGGAGTTCAGGAATTTCATCCTCAACAATTTCAATAAGCTCCTCAACAGGTTCAACGACTTCATCAGAGTCAAAGTCCTCGATTATTTCAACCTTTTCATCCTCTTCAGGCTCTTCAATTACTAAAACAATTTCATCAGGAATATCCAAGTCCTCAAGCTCCAGGACTTCCTCCTCAACATCAAAGTCATCAAAGTCGGTCTCTTCCTCAATTTTTTGAACTGCATCAACAAACTCCTCAACAGACTCATCATCGCCTAAATTATCAAGGATCCCTGAATTTTCAAGTTCGGCCTTAGTTTCCTCATCTTTTTGAGCCTCCAGCTCAGCCAATCGGTCAATTTCAGCTTGCAGTTCGGCAGCCTCACGGTCGGACCTTTCCTGGTCAGTTTCAAGTATTCCTGTTTCTAAAAAATTTTTGTTTTTTTCATCGGCCACTCTTTGCTCCTCGGCCTCCTTTTCTTTTTCAGCCTCAATTGCAGCAAGCTCCTCCTCAGTTGGTTGTTTACAATCGCCGGATTGATAACCAAACCATTGACCACTCTCGATAGCAGTTAAATATTCTTTATAAGATAATGGATTACCAGGATGCTCGCAGCCTTTATCATCCCAGGCCAAATAAGTAGTTATACCATCCTCGAC